AAAGTGGATGAGTTACAAAAAGAACTCACTACTTATATTGCTTCAGATGCTCATAAAACAACCGAAGCCTTGAATAATAATACAAAGGCATTGGAAAAATTACAAGACATTATAATTTCTAAGCGATGAAAAACAAGCTTATATTACTAGGACTTATAATAATAATCATGGGTCTTATGATTACTCAAATATTTAAGAGTGGTACAGAGCATGTTGACGTTGTTGATAAAGCAATAACTCTTGAAGTTAGTAATAAAAAATTAACTAAAGAGAATGTCATATTAGAGTCAGATGTAAAACAGCTTGAGCAAACTGTATTAACAGCAGAAGGTGAATTAGCACAAACACCAGTTGCAGAAACCATTGAGGTTATTAAAAAGGTAAGAATTTACATTCATGACACTATTGTTATTCATGATACAGTAGTTATTAAAGAACAGAAGAACTTCTGGGGTAAGACTAAATCAGACACACTATGAAAAAGTTTTTTAGAGAGCTCATCTCAGATGACAATAAAATCAATGAGCAAGCATTTGTAGGTGTAGTAGCATTCTTTGCTATGGCATTTATTTTAATAGTGGATGTAATTACAGGTATACTAGGTAGAGAACTTATTATAAAAGAGTTTATCTTTGATGGCTTTATGATTCTTACACTTGGAGCATTTGGAATTACTACTGCTGGTAGAATTATGTCACTCAAAAAAAAGAACCAAGATGAAAGTAACAAAGACGGGGAAAGCGGGCACCTTATAAATAAAAAGTAATGAAGTTTAGAAACAACTGGAAAGGTTCAAGAAGACAATGGGATAAAGTAATGTTAAGATTTAGAATCTCAGCATTAGATGTATTCACATTAGAACTAGATTATTCCAGAGAATTCTACCTTCTAACTATATTAAATTTTACACTTAAAAATAGATAACTATGAAAAATGGATTAAAAGGAGTTACAGATGCAATGGTCTTCTGTAAATCAATGCAAAAAGGTGGACCAGCTCCAATGATTAAATCAATGAAAAACTATGCTGAAGGTGGTATGACAGATGCTGAATGTCAAGGATGGCCTCCAAGAAAAGGTTGTCACGGATTTAACAGAAAAGCTGTATCTGGAAGTGTTAGAAGAGCACAAAAAAGACCAAGAAGATTTTAAATAATTAATAGAAACTTCTATAATCCAGGTATGTTCTATGCCTGGATTTTTTGTTTTAAATATATCTGGTTTAAACTTTTATTGTATATTTGCTTAAACTTAAAATTAAAAACCAATGGAAAACCAACAAGAACAAATGGAGAATCTATCTCCAGAACAGCTGGCAGCAAGGAAAGAAGAGATGAAACAATTCTTTGAAGATGCCTTACCTTACTTAAAAGCACAAGCTGAATATGAAAAGTTATTAGCTGATATCTCAGAAAATAAACTTAAGAGATTACAGTATGATCATCAGTATGCAGTTACTATGTATCAGATAAACAATCCAGAACCATTAGAAGAAGATCTTGATGAAGAAGGTGTGGAATTAGAAGGAAGAGTTAATCCTGAAACAGCTAAAAGAAAGCTTAAAAAGAATTAATAATGGCACTTGTTAATCAGGTACAGAAGCGTGTCAAGATGCCTAAATGGGATGTTGTAAAATTTCAGATACTCACACACTGTTATATTAACCGTATAACTATGAGTGAATCTGATTTGAACTGTCTTACCTTGTTAAGTTTTAATGAACCTATAGAACTTACAAACTTTTGTTTGGATGCTTCTGCAGAAGAAGATTGGATATTTAAATCACCACAGACTGTTAGAAACTGTATAAAGCAGAGAAAAACAATCTTGTGATAAAAGATACAGATAATAAGAAATTGATTATGCTGAATCCAAACTTAATGATTCAGACTAAAGGTTCAATTTTACTTGACTATAAATTCTTAGGCAATGATACCGAAGAAGGCCAATAAGTTATATAAACAGTTGTCAGAAGATTTAAATGTTGAAGAGGATTTGATAGATAAATTTATTGAACACTACTACAAAGATATAAGGTCAGCATTGGTAAACTTAAAATATCCAAGAATGAATGTTGATGGTTTAGGTCACTTTGTAGCAAAACCCACTTTAGTAAGATCTCATATACCAAAATTTACTAAAAATTTATCTGAGCATGATACTTCAACATTTACAGCTTACCATACTAAAAAAGGCTTAGAGTTAAAGTTAGATCAGCTTATAGAACTAGAACATAAAATAAGTTTAGAGGAAATAAGAAAAGAAGAATTTAAAAAAAACAAAAATGAAAGCAGTACTAAAAACAATCTGGGAGAATAGAAAAGGTATCCTAGAAGGAATTAAGAACTCAATCATTAGAGATGAGTTTGTAGAAGACATAGCACGGATGAGACATGATATCTGTGATGGCTGTGAGCACTTAGATACTGAAGGTAAAGAGTGTGCTGTAAAGAAAACACAACCCTGTTGTGCTGAGTGTGGATGCTCATTAGCATTTAAGACCCGGTCATTATCATCAGAGTGCCCATTAGGTAAATGGGATGCTATAGCTACAGAAGAACAAGAAGAAGAATTAGATAATCTTAAAGATTAGTATTATGTACAGTATAAAATGGTGGAAACTATTAATTGTATTTTTTTCAGCAATAGTTTTAGAAGCTAATAGTATTGCAGGTTTTAGATTCTTAATGAATGAAAATTGGATGGGTATGGTTATGATGGCTTTTATCAATCCTTTTTTATGTTTACCTATGAACCATTATACAATTGAAGTTAAGAAATTTAAGGAAAGAGCAATTATTGCTTTAGCATTTAGCATCGGCTTTACAGTAGGGATATTAACAATAAGACCTTTTTTTATATGAGTATAGTAGTCAATGCTAAAGATTATAGCTACAGAAAAAAGAACAATTAAAGAAATGATAAAATTTAATGCAGATAATCATAGTTACTCCAGTATAGATGGTGAAGCTATTGATTGGATAAGTGTTACAACACTTGTTTCCCATTTTAAAAAACCTTTTGATGCTAAAGCAGTAGCAGAGAAAGTAAGTAAAAGCAAAAGATCTAAATGGGCTGGAGTAGATCCTAAGATTATCCAGGAGATCTGGAATAATGAATCTACTAGATCCACTACTCTTGGTACATGGTATCATAACCAAAGAGAAGATGACTTGTGTGCATTAGCATCATTAAGTGTAGAAGGAACTACTATACCTGTATTTAGACCTGCAGAGGTTAAAGAAGGTGTCAAGATAGCTCCATCACAAAAATTAGAACCAGGCGTGTATCCAGAACATATGGTCTATTTAAGATCAGCAGGTATCTGTGGACAATCAGATTTAGTGGAAGTAGTCAATGGTAAAGTAAACATCATTGACTACAAAACTAATAAAGAGATAAAGAAAGAGTCATATGTAAACTGGGAAGGTATATCTGATAAGATGTCTCATCCTGTAAATAACTTAGATGACTGTAACTTTTATCATTATGCTTTACAGCTCAGCATTTATATGTATATTATATTAAAGCATAATCCTAAACTAAGACCCGGAAATATATTTATACACCATATAACATTTGAAGTAAAAAAAGAAGATCAGTGGGGATATCCTATTGCCAAACTAGATGACAATGGAGAACCTATAGTAAAAGAAGTAATACCAATGGAAGTACCTTATTTAGTAGATGAAGTGCATGCTATTATTCACTATCTTCATGATAACAAAGCCAAAATTAAAAAGAAATAAAAATGCTGATTAAACTATTTGATGTACAGAATAAAACAGTTGTTCCTACTGAACACTGTTACACACTGAAGTCTCTTAAAGATATAATGGATGATTATCCTGATGACTATCTTAAAATATATCAGTATCTGTTTTATATGACATGTCCGGATCCAGATATGAATCCATTTTTCCATACACCACATATAGAGAAAGAATCATTAATCATGCGGGAGATAGAAGCAGAATTCTCTACAGAAGATACTGAGATATACAATGCATTAAGATTCTGTGAGAAACTATATGAAACTCCAACCTCCCGCGCGTACGGGGGTATGCAGAAAGCACTAGATAGAATATCTAATTACCTAGCTACTGCACAGATTACTGATGGTAAAGATGGTAACATAGCTCAGATAAGAGCATTAGCAAAAGACTTTGATGGTATCAGACAATCCTTTAAAGGTGTCTACAAGGATCTACAGGATGAACAACAAAGTAAAGTCCGTGGTGGTCAGGGTCTTGCATATGATAGTTAGTCATGAGTCAAATCTTTGAAGACATACCAACTTGGGATAATGGTAATTGGACTACCACATCTTTTGATAGCAGAGAAGAGTTTGCTACATATCTGCGTTCAATATTTAAGGAACCCGGTCAGTATGAGTTTGATGAAGTTAGTACAGAGTTATTTGTATCAGAATCAAATAAGTTTAGAAAGCTTGGTATATACACTACAGCTCCTTTTAAATCAAAAGACTTTATTAACTACTGGGATGACCAGAAAGCTAAATGCAGGAAGGGTTTACTAATTAAGCACGGAACTAAAGCTTG